AGGGTAACTTCCCCTTCAATGACTCTGAGGTAGGAATGTTATGTGAGTGAGTCGCAATTAAGTCCCTGTCATTTCAGGATGATATTCAATTGCATACTTGAGTAGGGTGATGACGATTCGTGAGAAGTTCGCAGACTAAATCTACTGAGTATCAACGGCCACGGACAAGCTCATGGTTATTTTTTTATATTTTTTTTTAATGTTTAATGAAGAGAGTCAAAATGAGTGATAAGAAAAGATTACGTCAAGAAGAATCCGTCAAACGATTGACACAAACAGTTGCTTCCCACGAAGCAAATACTGAGTTGACAATTTCAATTATGGAAGACCACAATCTTCCTACTGGTGATGCTGATAAAGTTGAAAAAATACGTCAACGTAAATTGAAGTCCGCGAAAGATACGATAACGAATACGAAAAAACGAATGGTGTAAATGGAAAACATTAGAGTATATCAACCGTGGAGTGCTCCGCTATTACATTTTAATTTATCAGAAAATCAGATTAAAGATTTACTAAAAATAACTGATTCAATTTTAACTGATAAAAATAAAAAATCTTATAATGATAAGTTAGCAGGAGAGATAGAAAGTGAATGGGAAATTGAAGACCACAAAACCCTTTCAGATATACTTTGTGTTTCAGAATTATCAGAAGAATATTTTGAAGCATTTCATACTCAATTTAATTTTGATGTAGACTCTGGTGAAATTGATCAATCTCTTGGTATTTTTGCACAGAATTTACAACAATCAGTTCTCGTTTCAACTTGGTTTAATGACCAAAGAGATAATGAATATAATCCAATTCATAATCATACAGGAGTTCTTTCTGGTGTGCTCTATCTGAAAATACCCGAATATTTGCCGTCAAGAAAAACTAAAGATACTGATGGTGCTATTTCTTTCATGGGAAACGAATCAAAAACAGATGGGATAATGACTAATTCAACTCTGACCATTTCACCAAAAGTCGGAGATCTTTTTCTCTTTCCATCTTCACTGAAACATCAAGTATATCCTTTTCGTACAACTGATGGTACAGGAATTCGTAGGTCACTCTCTTTCAATATGGGACAATGAACAATACTGACGATCTTTGGATAGATACAAGATTGAGTGAAGAAGAGATGAAGTTTCTCAATGATGCAATTTCTGAAAAAAACAAAGAGAATCATTCAGACCATTTAGCTGGGAATATTTCTAAGAGTGAATTAATAGAAGATAAAGATAATTGGTTTTTTGAATCATCTATTAAAAAATTAATAGAGAAAAAAGAAAAATTACAGATTGAGAAATTAAAATTAAAACCTTTTTGGGTAAATTACCAGAAACAAAATGAATTCAATCCTCTTCATAATCACAGTGGTCTTTATTCCTTTGTAGTGTTTATGAAAATACCTACTCACTGGAAAGAACAACACGCTTTGCCACTATCTACAGTTTCAAAATTTCCGTGTGCATCCGATTTTTGTTTTCATTATCCAGAGAAGGATATTATTTACACTACTAATTTTAAACTTAGCCCAGAAGATGAAGGAAGAATGTTATTTTTCCCCGCAGGATTGGCACATCAAGTTTATCCTTTTTATGGAACAGAAGAAGAGAGAATAACAATAAGTGGAAATATTTCTCTCGTAGATCCAAATGTACAAGAATCTAATTTTAAGAAAATGTTGGAAGAAGGTGCTCGTGCAATTGAAGAAGATGCAAAATTTATGAAAGAACTCCGAAAATGAGTATAGAATATTACGACGCTCAAGAAGCAAGATCAAAAAAATCTAGACAGAACAAGAACACTCTGTTGTGGAAAGAGTGGAGAGAAGACTTTTAATATTAAATAAGGGAAATAAAATGAAACTAATCGAATTAAAGTATGAGTTAGATCGAACCCCACAGAAACCAATCACCTTTGTTAAGTATTTTAAAACATGGAAGAGTTTGGATAAGTTCGTGATGTCTGGAAAAATCAAAAAGTATAAGGTAAAGGGGCAATCGTCTACATTCTCAGAACGAATAATAAACTACACCTCTGTCTTATGGGAAGATAACGAAAAAAGGAAAAAATGAAACAACAAGAATGGTACAATAAAAATTGGAAATCAGTAGATATGTTAGTTCTATTATCACTAACCGTATTTTCCACATACTGGACATTGAACATATTTGGACTAGTGTCGTGGGTGGCTTTGTGGTAGAAGATTTATTTCAAACGAAAACAAGTTTTGGAAAATACTTTGATGACCAACGCGATAGAATCGTTAAAGCGATGCAGAACAAGAACGCTCAGTTGTGGCAAGAGTGGAGAGAAGACTTTGATAAACGACAAAAATTAAAATAAACAAATCATGAATATTTTCTATCTAAGTAAGAATTGGAAACGTGCTGCAGAAATGCACTGCGATAAACATTGTGTGAAGATGTTGGTTGAATATGCTCAACTAATGTCAACAGCTCATCGGGTTATTGATGGCACAGAATACTATGCAAAAACCAAAAACGACAGAAAGATTAAACGGTGGTTGCATCCAGACCCAAAGTTAGAACTTGAATTATACAAGGCCAGTCATGTAAACCATCCAAGTAATATATGGGTGAGAGAAAATGAAGAACATTACACTTGGTTGTTTCGATTGTTTCGTATGTTGAGTGAAGAATACACTAAACGATATAGTAAAAAGACTCTCATTAAAAATTTTGGTGGTGAATTTAAAGTACACAAGTCATGGGATAAACTTGGTAAAATTTTAGAGGTTGCACCAAAGAATATCAAAGACAACGGATGGGTAGACCCCCCACAATGTATGCCGGACCATTGTAAAGATGAAGATACAGTGACGGCTTACAGGAACTACTACATAAAAGAGAAAAGTAGTTTTGCAAAGTGGAACTATTCTGGAAAACCACAATGGATGATAACATAATATGAGTGAAGATATCAATGTTCAAATATATATCAATAAGAAAGAAATAATGTATTCACACCAGAATATAGTATCGGTCATCAATACATTTTTGCCTTATTTGACCAATCCAGATTTAGATGAATTGAATGATAGGTGTAAATCTCTAAAAGTACATAGACATCAACAAGAACAACAATCTAAACTTGATGCTAAAAATCTCTCTATTCAATCAAACCGGCATGATACTTAAATGAAGAAAGCGAAAAAAAACAAACATCTTTCCTTACACGGTCTTGAACCAGGCACAGAAGAATATAAACGTGTAGAGGCTATTTTAATCAAACAGATCTGTGAGATTGATCTAGGAGATGAAACCCGATTTGAAAGAAAAAAGAAATGAAGGAAATAAATGGTAGCATTTACACATTTGTCAATGATTGCGTTTGTGATATTAGGTTTGTCTATGGTGAGGTTGATGATAAATTACACTTCATTATTAGCAAAGAATCATAATGATGATCCAGATGATGATGTTGAATTTTACTGGCCACACACAGGAATTTGTTTTATAACATTTTCCACTATTATTTTATTTTGGTGGACTTCTTATCCATTGAGAGACTTGACCTATTTTCCAAATGAAGGATGGAACCTATTCACATTTCTATTATATCTGTCAGTACCCTTCATGTTTTTTATGGTTAGTGAAGTAGTAGCTCCACAGCCCGATACATATAAAGATAAATCGGTTAATTTACGAGAATATTATTACAAAAATCATAAGGTCATACTAGGACTAGCATGGATGTTACAACTATTACTCATAGGAAATCTATTCGTATTCTTTCAGGGGGAAGTAGCATCACTCAAGGTTGTTGGTAGAGTCATTATGTTATGTGTCATGACTCCTATGGTGATAAGTAACAACAAAAAATTACATGAAATCGGTATGGGAATTTTTCTTGTGGGATTCATCTATACTATTATAAAATATCATATTTACATTTAGAGTTTATGAATTGTCATGAAAGATTTAAAATGAGTAAAAGTGAAGTAGAAATAATTGACCACATGGGAACCGATGCTTCTATCGTCAATGCTGCCAGAGTTTCTTTTGGTAAGCGAATAAAAGTGATGACAGAAGGTGATACTAAACTAATCAAGTATCTCGCACAACACAATCATTGGAGCCCATTTGGTCACGCTTCGTTACAATTCAAAATCAAAGCACCAGTATTTGTTGCAAGACAACTGGTCAAACACACTGTAGGTTTATGCTGGAACGAAATTAGCAGACGCTACGTTGATGCATCACCAGAGTTTCATTCAGTAGAGAAATGGAGAGGAAGACCAATCGACAAGAAACAAGGTTCGGATGGTCAGGTGGAAAAACAAGGAGAATGTGATTATCTAAAACGACAAGTGGAAAATCTTGCGTTTGATAATTATGAGAAGATGCTGGACGCAGGAGTTGCTCCAGAACAAGCACGTATGATACTACCTCAATCAGCAATGACGGAGTGGTATTGGTCTGGAAGTTTATTTGCTTTCAGTCGGATATGTAATCTACGCTGTGCTTCAGATGCACAATACGAAACACGTTTTGTTGCAAATTTACTTAATGAAGAATGTGCGAAATTGTTTCCTATCTCATGGATGGAACTCAGGAATACATAAATATAACAACATTCTTTAACCATTTAATGGAGGTTTTCATATGTTAGAAAAAGCAACAGGCTGGATTCGCAGTCTTACAGAAGCAGGTCTTGCGTTGGTCGCATTAGGCGTGGTTCTTCAAATTCTGTTCGGCGCAGCTGTTCCTTTCATTGGCATTGATGTCATTGGTTCAGTTACCGGAGTAGTCAAATCACTCGGAAGCGAAGGCCTAGTTGGTCTAGTCGCAGTATGGGTACTTTGGGGAATTTATACCAAGAAGTAAAAGACCCCTGTGTGAAAATACAACTGTAGAATGGGAAGAGTGCTTGTAGTGCTTTTCCCATTTTTTTTGTCTAGTGAAAAGGTAAAGATGAGAATTGAAGAAGATGTTAAGTTAGATTTTGGAGATGTACTGATAAGACCAAAAAGGTCAACTCTGGTATCTAGAAAAAATGCTGTATTAGAAAGAAAGTTTAAGTTCAAATATTCCGATGATATATGGACGGGCATTCCGATTGTAGCATCCAATATGGATCATACAGGAACGATAGCAATGTGTCATACTCTCATGAAACAGAATATACTTACTGCTCTATGTAAGTTTGTCGAATCATCAGAGTGGAGTTGGAATGAAAATATAATGAGAACATTAGGATTGGATGCCGATTTAGATTTTTATACACCAAAATGGATTTGTATTGATATTGCAAACGGATACACTGAAAGATTCTTTAATTATATAAATAAAGTTAGGGAGAAACATTCTCAAGCAATTATCGTTGCAGGCAATGTTTGTACCCCCGAAGCAACCGAACAAATTATTCTTGCAGGAGCCGATATAGTAAAACTGGGCATTGGGCCTGGGTCAGTTTGCATCACACGCAAAATGACAGGTGTCGGTTACCCTCAACTTTCTTGTATTATCGAATGTGCAGATGCGGCTCACGGATTAGGTGGGCATGCAATGAGTGATGGTGGATGTACCGTGCCAGGTGATATTGCTAAAGCCTTTGGTGCTGGTGCTGACTTTGTAATGTTAGGTGGAATGCTTGCAGGTCACGATGAATGTGAAGGAGAAGTTGAAAATGATACAATGACATTTTATGGGATGTCTTCAGAAGAAGCACAAGTGAAATATTATGGAGAGAAACAATCATATCGTGCCAGTGAAGGTAAAGCAGTTCAAGTTCCTTATCGTGGTAGAGTAGAAGATACCATTGAGGAAATTCTCGGAGGATTGAGAAGTGCTTGCACATATGCCGGAGCAGAAACATTGAAGTCTCTACCAAAATGCACAACATTTGTAAAAGTAAATCGACAACTCAATGAAGTTTTCAGTAATTAGGAATAAAACATATGCACAAATCAGTATTAATTTTTGTAATGATGATGACATTGATGTTCGTTGGATGCGAAACAGTAAGACAAGTTAAAGCAGGATGCTGGGGTTATTGGATTCACAATGAAGGCCATAAGAGAGGCACTAGGTTAGACAATCAAAATAACAATAGACCTATGAGACAATGTGTAGATGAGAATTTTCCTCATCAAGATACAGAAAAAAGACCATACGGTTAAAGTAACAATTTAGATGTAGAAATACAGATTAGAGTAAAAATGTATAAGTCACTAATGTTCGTTATGATATTACTTGGTGGATGTACAATAAACATGACACCAACGCAGAAACAAGTGGAAAATAAAGTTCCTGTTCAAATAGAGGTGAAACAATCTGAACAAAAAAAACATAAACTTTGGCCACAAGAGAAGAAAGAGTATTGGTATGCAAGATATTTTCATACAATGGCTAATCATCCTACAATTCAAAAGATGTTACGGCCAGATGAAGTATTTGAAATAGTCAAGTGTGCTGTATCAAAATATGAAGAAGATCATGACTATGAATGGTTTCTTCAAAATCTTGGAGAAACACAATTGCTTACACAAGCTAATCACAAGTATGTCTATGATACTACGACAATGTGTGCGAATATAACAAAATCTAAAAATCCAAGACCAATAGATGTGAGAAACACTATATAATTAAAAAAGGTTGTAATGGAAGTTGATATACACAAGAACGTGCTGAGTCCAAATGAATATGAAATACTAGATTCAGCAATAACAAATGATGAGTTTCCGTGGTACTTTAGTCCTCATCATTTGGAATCAACTTTTCGTTCTGATGAACCAAATCTCTGGCATTTCACTCACAGCATTTTCGATGATAGACAGTCTTCAATTATTCATGGTGGAATGAGGGGAGATGGAAATACTCTTTCTCAATATAACTCTAACATTACTAAAGAACACGAAAGCATTCTGGACTTTATAGATTACACTTATGGCCAAAGTCAGTTGATACGATGCAAAGCAAACCTCTACACAAATCAAGGACAATCATTTCATTATAAAGATCATATAGACCAAGCAGATTATGGCAATGAAGAAATCATGATTGCTATCTTGTCTGTAGGAGAGTCGAATGGTGGAACTGTTATTGGTGATACTTTTTACGAGTCTGAGAAGAACCAATTAATTGTGTTTGATAATGTTCCGCATCATGGAGTGAGTCAGACTGATTCACAAACAAGAATTTGTATTAATTATAATTTTTTGAAATGGTAAGTTTGGAGAAAGTAAATGAGAACGAAAGATTATCGTAGACACCAAGAAGAAAAGAAGAAACGAAAAGTCGTTAAGGATTATGATAAATGGTGGTGGGGAGATGAGACTCCCCGAATGATAGGTATAAAAGCACACACACCAAAAAATTGTAGTTGTCATATGTGCGGAAACCCTCGTAAATATTGGAAAGAAAAAACAATTCAAGAAAAAAGAAACGAAATTTAAAGATACATATATAATTCAGATATAGATTATTTCTTAAACTTTTTTATACGGCAGGTATGATGAGTAAGAAGATGTGGTATTCATGGGAAGAAATGACGCGAGATGTTAATGTTCTTTGTCGTGAAATTGTTTTAGATAAATTCAATCCTCAAGTAATAGTTGGTTTGTCCCGCGGTGGCCTCACGCCGGGAATTATGATGAGCCATTATTTTAAAAAACCCTTCAAACCAGTTCAAGCAGCACTCAGAGATTTCGCGGAATGGGAAGACTATCTTCCTAGACCTACCGATGAACGCGTTCTTATCGTAGATGATATTTGCGACTCAGGAGAAACTTTTGAAAAGATGTCAAAGTATATTCACAAAAATAATAGTAAATGTGATGTTCGGTTCGCAAGTTTAATTTGGAACAATGAAATCGAATGGGAACCAACTTACTATGCCCAAGACATGGCTAAAGATTCTGACAATATCTGGTTAGTTTTTCCGTGGGAATCTTGGTGGAACGCTCCAGTTTAGTCCAATCGCGGTGATTGGATATTGTGAATCATTGGAAGATGATTCTTTTTTTAACCCAAATCTCGGAAGGAGATTGATATGAAGAAAATTATAGCACTAGTTGTAGGAGCAGTAATCCTTATTGCTTCCAGTGTTTCACTAGTTAGTAAAGAAAATATAAAAGTGGGATACCTTTTGGTCGGCCCCAAAAATGATGGCGGATGGTCAATGCGTCACGAACAAGGTTTTCAGTCATTGACAAAGTATGGTCACAAAGTATCTGGAATTGAAATGGCTCCAGAAGCAGAAGCAGCAAAGTTGTTAGGTAAACTTGCACGAAAGAATGATATTGTTTTTGCAACATCATTTGGTTACATGGATGGAATGGTCAAGGCTGCAAAGAAACATCCTGACACAGTTTTCATGCACGCTACAGGTTACAAGGGCAATGATACGAACATGGATAATTATGTTTGTCACTCATTCCAAGCTCGTTATCTTACAGGTATTGCAGCAGGTATGATGACTAAGACAAACAAGATTGGTGTGGTTGGTTCACACGCAATTCCAGAGATTATTCGTAACATCAATGCACTTACTCTTGGAGCTCAGTCAGTCAATCCAGACATTGAGGTAAATATTGTATGGATAAATTCTTGGTTCGATCCACCCAAAGATATGGATGCCGCCAAAGCATTAGCTGATTCTGGAAATGATATTCTTTACACGACAACCGATTCACCTAGTGTAGTTGTTGTTGCACAAAAAGCATGGAAACGTGATGGTAAAGACATTTGGAGTATGGGTAATGATGCACCAATGGGCAATAACGGACCAGACCGATACATCACAGGAATGATGTTCAACTGGAATGTCCTCTACAAACACATCATTGACCAATATGCAGCCGGTGAGTTACAGATGGGTCAAAGATGGGATTGGGGTCTACAGGAAAATTGTGTAGGACTATCGCCATGGGGAGAAAACGTGCCAGGCAAAGTTGTCAATTCTGTTGAGAACGTCAAAATGGATTGGGTCAATGACAAGATGGACAAGTGGTATCCCTTCAGTGCTGGTGTCACCAAACAAGACGGAACAGTAATTCCCGCTGGTGCAATCAAGAGAGGTGAATTAGAGACTATGAATTATTATGTTAAAGGTGTGAACGGTAAACTGTAAATGACACCGAAATCAGAGTTCCAAAAAGAAAGAGAACTTTGGTGGAAGAAGTTTGGCGAGGAACACAAGAGTAAATTTCGTTTAGAGTTTATTGATTGGTTATTAATAATTGTGTTGCTCGCTTCCGCAATAGTATTTTTTACAATGTTTGACTAAAATATTTAGATATATACTACTAATAAAGGTTGAGAGTGTTGCGCCATAGTTGAGGTTGAATTTGACTGTTCACCAAGAAATTATCCGGCGGAATTAGTCACCCGCTTAGACTAACCTATCACAAACAGATGGGGGATTCTAGCACTCTTATTTTTTTACTCAATAGAGGATTGAATGAGTATTTTTCAGGAAGTTGATTTCAAAAGTCACTCTGGTTTAGACTTGAGTTGGAAAATTGAATGTGATGGTGTTTCCAAAAAAGAGTGGAAATGTCTAACAGAAATGATAATGGATTATGAGAAAAGACCATTTCAATCTGCAATAGGAATTCCAAGAGGTGGAGTGGTTCTTGGTTCTTACCTCAATCAATACTCTACAGAAAACCCCGATGATCCAATACTTATAGTTGATGATGTACTCACTACTGGTGGGAGTATGGAAGAATTTAAAAGAGAACGAATGTTTAGGAATCCTACAAAATATATTGGATGGGTTGTTTTTGCTCGTGGGTTTCCCCCTCAATGGTGCAGAGCACTATTTCAAATGCCTTTCAATCCAACTGAAAAACTGTAAATGCAAATCATCATAGCTCTTGATAATATGTCTTTTGATGATGCATTGATAATGGTGGTTCGGTTGTCGCCTTTTGTTGACGGATTTAAAATTAACCACACGCTACTTGAACGCACTACTATGTTTGAGCATTATGAAGGTGAACTTTTTATAGATTTCAAGCTTTGGGATACTCCTGCTACCGTGTGTTCGGTTGTAGAAATGATTCTCGAAAGAGGTGCGACCATGACTACTATCAGCACCTTCAATAACGAAGAAGTATTTCGATGTCTCCACCAATATGCAGAAGATATAAAGTTGTTAGGTGTAACATATCTCACATCATGGAGCGCCCAAGAACAATATCAAATTACTAGAGAAATGCCACATGCTATGTGGAGAAGAAATACTGAACGAATACGAAAATATGGATTTGTTGGTATCATTTGTAGTGCTCAAGATATTTCAGATATTTCACAAGATTCAAGATGTGATGGTATGTTACGAATATGTCCCGGCATCACTTTCCAATCTCACAATCATGGTCAATCAAGAACAACAAATCCTAGACTAGCACAGGATCTCGGTGCGGATTGTATAATCATTGGTAGGAGTGTAACACAGTCTGATGATCCAGTAAAAACAATCACAGAGATAAAGAAAACTTTAGATCTTGTTATTCCTAAATAGTTCTTTACTATAAAGGTTGGCTCTGCGCCTTGGGATCGAACCAAGAAACTCCCCTTCTACAAGAAGCAACACATTAACGGTGTGCCGTGTTTACCATTTTCACCAGCGCAGAATCAATCTATTTTTCTTCTTTCAATTCTCTAGATTGTCTTTGTAATTGTTCTATTAATTCTCTGATACCATGACCATTATTATAAATTGGAATTGGTTTATCAGATTTTTTCATTCCAATAGACCTGCTTTTTTCATTCCAGAAATCATACGAGTAATTCCGATTCCACCGCCAAATCGTGGAAAGAAATCATGAGAAAGAAATTCATCAAGTTCTTTTTCTACTCTATCCTTACTGAATAGTTTATACATTAGGTCTGCATATTCTCCATCTGATATTGTATGAAACTGTTCTCTCATTTCATCAACATCTGAAGCTCTTTCAGCAGAACCTATTGTTTCCATGCCACCGATAATGACATCACATTTATTTGCAATACTTACTCCCTTGATTCCCTTTTTTTCTCTTTGTTTCATATTCCAAAATGGGGAGGTATGATAAGGAAATTCAGTAAGAAAAAATACATCTCCGTATTCTTTGTACATATCAAGTTCGTGGTTCGATTCAAGGGTATTGTCTGGTGCAGTATATTTTGCACACATACTTAAATAGTTACCGCCTGGAAAGTCTTCTGTGTAGGGAGCTCTACTATGTTCACACTTGAAACCAAGATGTTTGCAGAGATCATTTTCCATTTGTAATAAATCTGCAAAATCGCCAGGCATTTCAAATTCAAACATTGGGAAGATCAATTCGTGTCTTCCTTCAGTTGGATTCTGTTCTTGTCTGTATGAGGTTGAGAGACAGAAACAGCCAGGAAGTTCTGGATTGTTGAGTAGTTCATATTCTAACCACATCTGTCCTGTTTGGGGCAACGGCCAAGTTTCTCCTGAATACTGATAGGTTGCTACAGTAGTCGGATCTTCACAAGCGGCTAAAATGGATAATCTTGATTGAGTATGAACTTCTAAAAAATTGCGGTCTAAAAAGAATTGTCTGAGGGAGGTTGTTACTTTGGTAAAATCATGAGGTGAAATCAACGAAGTCAATGTTTCCTTTCTATCAAATATTTTTTGATTTCTTTTTATTTATAATATATTGAACTTGACATATCCTATATAAAGTGTTACAATTAATATGTAGAGTGAAAGAATAGTCTATTACTCTTATTATGAATAATCTAAATTGAATAACAAAAAATGATAACAATAAAGATAAGACCGAAAGATAATTTCAATCGTATATTAAGTCGGTTTAAAGCTTCAGTCATGGCTGAAGGAACAATGAAAGTTGTTAGAAAGAAATCTTTCTTCCAGAAACCGAGTCTTGAGAGAAAGTTGAAACGAGAAGAAGCTCAACGTCAACGTAAGAAAGACGAGATTAAACTCCTTCGCAAAATCGAAAGCGAGGAAAGTGACTGGCGAGGAAACTAACGTTATTCAATTAGACGAATTTCGTAAACAAAAATACATTCTCAAAATGTATGTTGGAGGTTATTTCGTACATCCAAAAATGGGTGTACACCTTCATTGTATCGGCATGACTTCTCCGATGCATACCAAAGATGATGAAGTTCATTACATTATCGAAGACAATTTCGGAAATCTATCCACATTCCGAATCGATGACCCACCAGTTGGATTTGTAACATCCAATATAGTAGAATTTTCCGAAGCATGGTATAATGGGATAGACCCCACTAAACCAGTAGAGTCTTAGT